ACCATCGGGTCGCTGACGGTCCAGGTCGCGGCCGAGGCGGCGCTGGCACAGGCCACCGGCGCGGGCGCCGAGGCGGTGCGCGCGGCCACCATCGCGCGCGAGACCCAGGAGGCGCTGCGGGCGCTGGCCATCGAGGCGGGCACGGAAGAGGCCGACCTGATCGGCCGCCTGATCGAACGTCTGCACGAGGAGCGCCAGGCCCGGGAGGATCGGGCACCCCTGGGCGCGGCGCAGGACCGGCTGGCGGCGCTGGAGCGCGAGGCCGACGCCCTGGCCCGGGTGGCCGGGCAGCGGTCGCTGACCCGCGACCAGCTTCAGGTCATCGCCTCGCTGACCGAACGCGCGATTGACCTGACATCCGACCAGGCGCGCGAGGAGTTGCGCCTGGCCGACGCCATCGCCGACCGGACCCGGGCGGTGGAGATGGCCCGCGCCGCGTCGACGTCCTGGCGCGACGGCGCCGTCGCGGCCATCCACGACGTGGCCGTGGCGGCCGCGGACAACGCGGCCATCGCCGAGGCGGCGTTCTCGGGCGTCTTCTCCTCCTGGCAGGACAGTTTCACGGAGTTCTTCAGGGACTTTTCACGCGGCATCGCCGACGTCGGCGACCTGGTTGACGCCCTGGGCGACGCGGTGCTGGACCAGGTGGCGCGCATCGCCGCGCAATCGGTCACGGCGTCCCTGGCCCGCACGGCCGGCGCGGCGCTGGGCCTGGGCGGCGCCGCCGCCGGCGCTGCCGGCGGATCGGGCGGCGGGGTCCTGGGCGCGCTGGGGGAGTGGCTGGGGCTGGGCGCGGACGCGGCCGGCCTGGTCGGCGGCGGCGGGTCGGTCGGGACCACGGCGGCGCGCTGGCTCGGCCTGACCTCGCCGGCCCTGCCCGGGGTGCCGCCGGGTCCGGCCGGCATCGGCGGCGTGGTGCCGGCCGGCGCCCTGTCGCCCACCGGCAGCGCGCTCGCCGCCGGCATCGACGCGGCGCCCTGGGGGCTGGCGGGGTCGCTCGCGGCATCGATGCTGGGGTTCGGCGGCACCGGCAACCAGTGGGCCGACCTGGGGCTGTCCACCCTGGGGTCGGTGGGGGGTGGCGCGGCCGGCGCCGCCCTGCTGGCGCCCGCCCTGGGAGCGGCGGGTGGGCCGGTGGGCGCGGCCGCCGGGGCGTTCCTGGCGATGGTGGGCGGGGATCTGCTGTCCGGCCTGTTCGGCGGCGAGGCGATCCCGAACGCCAGCCAGAGCATCGACATTACCCCAGGCGGTGTGGTGGCCCGCGCGCCTGAGGGCCGCTATATGTCCGACGAGGACATTCAGCGATGGGGGCAGGCGTCCCAGGCGGCGCTGGTCGGCCCCTTGCAGCGCCTGACGGAGGCGCTGGACATCGCCGGCTACGGCGTCGCGACCAGCAACAAGCAGGGCCAGCGCGTCGGCCTGTTCGGCGGCGGTTTCGGCGACGGCGGCACCTGGACCGACGTCGAGAGCCTGGCCGAGGCCGGCGTGGTGGCGGTGCGGGAACTGGCGCTGGCCGTCGCCGGCGGCGACGCCAGCCTGGCCGACGCGGCGCTGGTGGCCCGGGAGAGCACGGCCGACACCGCCGATGCGCTGGCGCGCCAGATCGCGCTGGCGGCCGACTGGGAAGGTAAGCTAGCCCGCACCGAGGCCCAGTACATCACCGCTGGGCGCCAGATGGCCGAGATGGCGGCGGCCACGGCCCAGTGGGAGCAGGGCGCGCGGGCGGTGCTCGCGCCCATGGTGGAGACCCGCGACATCCTGGCGGCGGCCGGGCGCGACACCGGGGATCTGTCGGCCGGGCTGGAGCACCTGGCCGAGACCATGCTGGGCCTGCACGACACCGCGCTGTCGCCGGTGCAGGTCGCGGTCCAGACGGCGACCGGCCAGATCGACGCGCTGAGCCGCATGCTGGAGGACCTGGGCTACAGCGCCGACCGCACAGCCGGGTATCTGGCGGCGCTGGAAGAGGCCGTCATCGGCCGGATGCGCGACCAGTTCGACGAAGCGAACCAGGACCGCGTCTACGAGCTGACCGGCATGGGCGCGATCCCGGACCTGCGGGCCATCGCCGAGGGCTACGTCCACGCCATGACCGACGCGGCGGCGCTGGGGGCCGACACCGCGCTGCTGACCCGGCGCGCCCTGCTGGAGGTGCAGGCCGCGGTCGAGGGGATGGATGTGGCCGGCCTGAGTGACCTGATCGACCAGGTCGAGGCGCTGGGCTACGAGGGCGACGGGGTCGCGCTGATCCTGGACGGCCTGGACACCGCGCTGGACGGCCTGGGCGACGCGGCCGGCGACACCGCCGGCCAGGTGTCGGGCGCCGCCGATCGCATCGCGGCGGCCAACCGGGGCCTGGAGCGCCGCCTGCTGGCCGCCACCGTGGACCCCTCGACCCGCGCGGGTGCCCTGGCCCTGTTCGACTGGGACGCACAGCGTGAGCTGGCCGAGTTGTCCGCCCTGGGCGCCGACATCACCCTGCTGGAGCGGGTGCTGGCCGAGGAGCGGCTGGACATCATCCAGCGCTTCACCGACGACGCGGTCGCCGCCGAGCGCCGCCGCGCCGAGGAGATGGCGCGCGCCTGGGACCAGGCGGCCTCCGTCATCGCCGGCATCGCCACCGACATCCGGCAGTACCTGGACGGGGTCTATGGCGGCGCGTCGTCGCCGCTGGGCACCCACGCCCGCATGGACCGCGCGGTCGACGACTTCTGGGCGGCCTACGCCCGCGCCCAGACCGGCGACCGCGCCGCCCTGTCGGCCATCACCCGCTACGACGCCACCGCGCGGGACGCCATCGCGGCCTATCACGCCTCGTCGGCGCCGGCCGATGCGCTGTACGCGCAGATGACGGCGGCGCTGGAGAGCCTGCCGGACCTGCTGAGCCCCGAGCAGTTCCTGGCGGACGAGATCACGGCGGCCGTGACCACGGCGGCCAGCGACCTGAGCGCGGCCACCGATGCCGCCGCCGACGACGTGGGCGGCGCGGTGTGGGATGCCGCGGCCCTGTTGGACGCCACATGGCGGCAGCTCGACGCCGATAGCGACGGCGGCATCTCCTGGGCCGAATTCCAGACCTGGGCCGCGCAGGACGCCTCTCGCATCACGGCGCTGCACTCCGTGATGGGCAGTGGGTTCTCGGGGTACTCCATCCGGGACTTGTACAATGCGATCGACGCCAATGGCGACGGCACGGTGTCACAGTTGGAATGGCTGCGGGCCGTGACGGGCCAGGTCGAGGACCACACCGCCGCGTCCGCGATCACGAGCGATCTGCTGTACGACTACCTGAAGCAGATGCACGACAGCCTGTATCACCATCTGTCCAACCTCGGCGGCGCCATCGTCGCCGCCGTGGACCGCGTCACCGCCGCCATCCACGCCATCCCGCACGCGGCGGGCGGGGCCGCGGCCGGACTGACGGTGGTCAATGACGCGGGGCCGGAGTGGATCCGGCTGCCCGATGGGACCGAGGTGGTGACGGCCCGCGCCTCGCTGGCGATGGCCGCGCACATGGCGCGGGCGATGGCGCCTCCCGCCAACGACGTCGTCCCCGCGACGGCCGCCACCCCCACGATCGTGCCGCCGGTGGTGGTGCCGCTGCCCTGGGCCGCGCGCCCGCCCGCCGGCGGCGGTGGCGGCGCGGCCGACGACCGCGCCCTGCGCCTGCTGGAGCGCATCGACCGCCGGCTGGAGACCCTGGAGGCGGCGCTCCACGACGAGGCCGGCGCCGGCCGGCGCGCCGACGGCGCACTGACGGGCGAGCTGGCGGGGCACCTGTCGGCCATCCGCGAGGCCCTGGAAGAGGCCACCGGATCGGCCGCCCTGGCCCGCCGCGCCGCCGTCGGCGGGAGGAGATAGCCATGATGCGCACGGCTACATGGGACACGCTGAAACCGGCCCCCGCCCGGCCGGGGGCGGCGCCCGTGTCATGGTCTCGGCGCCCTTCGGCGCCGGAGGGCCGGCCGGCGCACCCGCGCCGGCGGCCCGAAGGGCCGGAGCCGCGTGAGGGCCGCAGGCCCGAACTGCGGCGAGTAAAATCATGAATACGGAAACCCGCATCCGCGCCCACTACCGGGACGCCGCCGGCGTGATGCGCACGCTGCACGCCTCCGACGCCGGCTACCGGGCCGGGCCGGAGGAGGGCCACGCGACCTATGTCGATGACCTGCGCGTCCGCCCGGCCTGGACGCGCACGATCGGCGCCGGCCTGGACCCCGACCCGGCCGACACCGCGTACAGCGCCATCACCCTGGGCGACGCCGCCTCCGGCCGGTATGACGCCCTGCGCGAGGCCGCCTGGGGCTATGCGGTCGCGGTGCTGGAGGGGCCGCGCGGCCGGCCGACGGCCGAGTTCGCGGTGGTCATGACCGGGATCGTCGAGCGCGCCGACGTCGGCTGGCGCGACGTCGACCTGATCCTGCGCGACCGCCTGCAGGCGCTGCGCGACCGCCCGATCACCGAGGCCACCCTGGCCGGCACCGCCACCGCCGGTGGGCGGACGCCGGAGGGCGGGCCGTCCCTGGCCGACCGTCCGGTGCCCATCGGCTGGGGTGTCGTCGAGGCGATCCCGCCCGTCGAGGGCAACGTCCACGACGAGACGGTCCGGATCGGCCCCTATCACGCGCTGACCGGCGTCGCCGACATGGGCGCGCCACTGACCGTCGGGGCCATGTATCCCGACTGGGCCGCGCTGCAGGCCGCCACCCTGGCGCCGGGCACGGTGGCGGGGTGCCCGGCCGAGGGCCTGATCCGCACCGAGAGCCCGCCCGTCGGCGCCCTGCTGGTGTCGGCCCGGTTCCAGGCCGTCAGCACCCTCCCGGCGCTGGTGCGCGCGGTGCTGGAAGGCCCCGGCGGCCTCGCGCCCGCCGATATCCTGGCCAGCGTCGACGCCCTGCCGGCGTGGGACGCCGGCTGGTGGACCGGCGCCGAGGCCGCCACCGTGGGCGACGTGCTGGACGGCCTGCTGTCGGGTGTCGGCTATTGGCACGACGACGCCCTGGGGCGCATCGGCGCCTGGCGGCCGACACCGCCCGAACTGGCGGCCGCCACCGTCGCCCTGACCGCCGACGATCTGGCCGGCGCGCCGGAGCTGGTCGCCACCGGTCTGGAGGTGCCGGCGGGCCGCCTGGAGGTCGAATACCGCCGCGCCTGGACCGTGCTATCCGAGGACCAGCTCGTGCCGGCCGACACGCCCGCGCGCCTCGCCTGGCGCGACCTGGTGACGCGCGAGACCCGCCTGAGCGCGCGCGACAGCGCCGCCGTGCAGGCGCGCTGGCCGGCATACCGCACCGTCCCGCGCACCACGGCGCTGGCGTCGGCCGCCGATGCCGCCGTCCTGGCCGGTGACCTGGAGGGGCTGTTCGGCGCGCCCCGCCGCGCCTGGCGCCTGGGCACCACACGCGAGGCCGCGCGCCTGGTCGATCTGGGGACGTGCGTGGACCTGTCGGCGATCCCGCGCCTGGGCCTGACCCGCGCGTGGGTGGTGGGGCTGCGGCGCCGGCCGCGGCCCGAGATCACGGTGTGGGGGTAGGCATGGGCGACCAGACGCGCGACGCGGCTCGCCGCAATCTCCTGATCGTGCCGGACAACCGCCTGGACGACGTGCAGGGTGACGGCATCCCCGCCACCCTGTCCGGCGGCGCCTGGATCGCCGCCCGCCCTCTGTCCAACCTGCTGGACCCGCGCTTCATCGTCGCGGCCGAGTCGGACGGCGTCGATCCCGGGGCCACCCGCTTCGTCATCGACTACGGCGCCGTGGTGGACCTGCGCGCCTGCATCCTGTGGGGCGACCCCAGCCGGTCGGCCCGGGTGCGCCGCCGCATCAGCCTCGACGGCGGCCCCGATCCGGCCGAGGTGGTGCGCGACAGCGCCTGGCAGGACTGGATCCCGGTCACCGGCCCGGCCTGGACCCTGCCGCGCGCCCATCCCAGCTTCGGCCACGGTCGCATCCCGGAGCGCGAGCTGCGCCAGTACCCGCAACGCTTCTGGCACGACGTCGCCCCGGAGCCCGTCCTGGGCCGGTTCGAGCACATCGACATCGACGATGGCGGCAACCCCGCCGGTCGCATCCGCCTGCAGCGCTGCTGGACCGGGTCGGGCTGGCAGACCAGCGTCCCCGTGGAGTTCGGCGCCGAATGGGGCTGGGAGGACCTGTCCGAGATCCGCACCCTGCTGTCCGGCCGCGTGGACGCCGAGCATCGCCCGCGCCGGCGCACCATGCACGTCCGCATCGAGGGCCTGCCCGAGGACGAGGCCCTGTCCCAGGTCTACGACATGATCGGGCGCGTCGGCATCAGCCGCCAGCTCTACGTGTCCTGGGACCCGACCGAGACCATGCACCGCCACCGCCGCTCCGGCCTGGCCCGCATGGCCCGCCTGACCCCGTCGCAACTCGCCCGTCACGACTGGGTGGACAGCGGCGTCCAGTTCATCGAGGAGGTGGCCTAGATGGCGACGTTCCAGCTCCACGGCCTGACCTGGGATACGGCCGATTTTCGGTCCGATTACGGCCTGGTCCAGCCCGTCACGGTCGATGGGATCGCCATGGACCGGTGGGTGGCGCTGCATTACGCGGGGGCGGCGGCCGTCGCCGCCGCGGCCGAGGGCATCGGTGCCGCCGAGGCCCTGGCCCCGATCGTGGACGACGTGGTCGCACTGGCCGGCGCCCCGGACGACATCACCGCGCTGGCGGCCCTGGAAGACGCCACCGGCGCCCTGTCGGCCCTCGGCCCGGTCGCGGTCCAGATCGGCGCCCTCGGCCCGGTCGCGGCGGACATCGCCGCCTGCGCCGATGCGCTGGCCGATATCCAGGCCGCCCCCGCCGCCGCCACCGCGGCCGCCGCCCAGGCCTCCGCCGCCGGCACCAGCGCCACCGCCGCGTCGGGCCACGCCACCGCGGCCACCAGCGCCCGCACCGCCGCGGAGACCGCGCGCGACGCCGCCCTGGGCCACGCCGCCACCGCGGGCGGCCACGCCACCGCGGCCACCACGGCCCGCACCGCCGCGGAGGCCGCACGCGACACCGCGGAGGGCCACGCCACATCCGCCGCCGGTAGCGCCACCGCCGCGGCCGCCGGTGCGACCGCCGCCGACGATAGCGCCACATCCGCCGGCGATAGTGCGACCGCCGCCGCCGGGAGTGCGACCGCTGCCGCAGGCAGCGCCACGACCGCGGGCGGCCATGCCACCACGGCCGCCAGCGCCCGCACGGCGGCGGAGGGGGCACGCGACACCGCCCAGGGCCACGCCGCCACCGCCACGGCGGCGCGCACGGGGGCGGAGGCCGCCCGCGACCTGTCGCAAGCCTGGGCCGACAGCGAGGCACAGGAACCGGGGGGACCGGGCACCAAGAGCGCGCGGGAATGGGCCGCCGAGGCCCAGGCCATCGCCGGCGGCGATTTCGCGCCCGCATCGCACGGCCACGACGCCGCGGCGATCGTCTCCGGCACCCTCGACATCGCCCGCTTGCCGGCGGCGGCGCTGGAGCGCCTGGTGGACGTCGCCGATCAGGCGGCGCGCTACGCGCTGACCACGGCGACGGTGCAGGTGGGCGACACGGTGCGCCAGCTCGACACCGGGATCCTCTACCGGGTGGTCGACACGGACCACCTGGACGGCGCCACCGGCTACGTCGAGTACACCGCCGGCCAAGCGGCGGCGGTCCCCTGGTCCGGGGTGACCGATCGACCGAGCACCTATCCGCCGACCGCACACACCCACCCGTCCACGGCCATCAGCGACGCGAGCGCGGCCGGGCGGGCGATGCTGACCGCCGCCGACACGGCGGCGCAGCGGACCGCGCTCGCCCTGGGCAGCGCGGCCACCGCCAACGTGGGCACCACGGCCGGAAGCGTGGCGGCCGGCGACGATAGCCGCATCGTCGGCGCCCTGCCACGGGCCGGCGGCACGATGACGGGCGCGATTGATTTTGACGGCGCGGGCGCTGTCGATGTTGGAGCAGCTAACAACACCATCGCGGTGCAGAGCTACGCTGCTACTTTAGCGCCGGCGTACACCGCCACAAATCACGTAAGTGTAACTGTCACAGGAGATATCATAGAGGTCGACGCCCCGACGGGGACTGCGGCCGGACAGGTCGTCGTCCTGGAACTGACCCAGGATGGCACGGGTGGCCACAGCATCACGGCCTGGGATGCGTGGTGGGACTTTGGCGATCAAGACGCGCCGGACCTGCCGACTGGCGCGGGGGAGACGCTGGTCGTTTCGGCCATCGTATCCACAGGCGGGGCATCTGGCCGGACCACTCAAGTCTGGAGGACGTCATGATTGGGGCCTTGGCATTGCCGACGCTGACGCGGCGTACGTCCCCTCCCTATCCTGTCGGCGCAAACTTCCTGCGGTCCCCAATCGTGTACACCGCTCTGGCGAACATCACCGACGAGAGCGACGTGGGAGCAGGCGAGATCGGCACCGACAGCACCTACTCTTCCCCCCCAAGCAATTTCGTCGACGGGGGACTAGTCAACCCCATGTGGAATACGCGGCATCAGGACATGCACGTCTGGGTTCGCACTCCGGCTGCCACCGATCTGTCGGAGATCCGCATCGCTTATAGGAATGCGTCGTCGAATCACCCTGGCGCCACGGGTAATTTGTACTATTGGGGGGGTAGCGCTTGGGTGTTTGTATCCCCTCTAACCTACGCCGACAATGCGACTTTGAAAATCGACACTTTCGGTACTGTTAACGCCAGCCTGTTTCGGCTGACCTATTCGCCCAGCCCCACTACTGGCTGGGTTGGCATTAACGAAATCGAAATGTACCCGTGAGGTTTGACATGGCGACCCATTATCTATCCGGCGCTCGGCCGGAGTACCTCACTGCTGGCCGCGCCTGCCGGCTGCCGGGCGGTACTGCCCTGACCGCGTCTGGCGCCACAGCGGCACGACTGGAAGCAGAGGGCGCTACGCCCAGGCCGGCGCCTGGGGATGGACAGACGATTGAGCGCGGCCCGGCTGGGTGGGTAGCGCTCGATTTGCCCCCAGAAGAACTGGCCGACGTCCGGGCCGAGGCCCTGGACCGCGTCCAGGGCCAGGCCGAGACCCTGCGCGCCCGCGTCGCCAGCCCCGGCGACGGGCAGGCGATGTCGTACCTCAGTAAGGCCACCCACGCCGCCGAGGTGATCGCCGGGACCCGTACGGCGTCCGGGCTCCTGGAGCCGCTGGTGGGCGTTGAGGTGGATCCGGCCACCGGCCAGCCCTGCGCCACCCTGACCGAGGTGGCGGCCGTGATCGTCGCCGCCCAGGCCCAGTGGGAGGCGCTGGAGGGCCAGATCGACGCCGCCCGCCGGGCCGGCCGCATCGCCATCCTGGCCGCGACCGATGCCGCCGCCGTCCAGGCCGCCGAGGCCGCCATCGCCTGGCCCGACATCCCCGCGCTGCCGGGATGATGCCCCGCCCGCCATCGGCGGCGGGGGCCGGGGTGTGCGACCACCCCGAACCGGGAGATCGAACCTCCCCCACGTCCATGTCACGTGCCACGGGCCGTGACCCGCCCTCGCGCCGACGCGAGGGCTTGACTGGGGACCACAATGGCGGGAGAGTCCATCCGTTGCGTGCAATGCCACCGAAAGCTCGCCGAAATCAGCGACTTCACGGCCGGCCACATCGCCATCAAATGCCCCCGCTGTGGGGCCATGAACAGCCTGAGGGCCGCGACTCCGTCGCCCGCGCCGCGCCCCCCATCCGAGCGCCCCACCTGAGCGCCGGACAGGGAGAAACGTGTCATGCCCGACGGCAAAGGCACGCCCCGCCCCCCGATCGCCATCCTGCGGTTCGGCAAGCACCGCATCCCCATGACCCCCGACGAGGCGGCCGCGCTGGAAGGCCGCCTGCGCGCCTGGATCGACGCCCGCGGCATCCCGTACGGCTTCGTGCGCGCCCTGCTGGCGGGGGACGCCTGATGTTCCGGGCGCGCTATCCGCTCGGCCGCCTGCGCCCGGCGCCCTACAACCCGCGCGTCATCGACGCCCGGGCGTGCGCGGCCTTGCGCCAGTCCATCCGCCGGATCGGCGTGGTCAAGCCGATCATCGCCCGCGATACCGGCATCGTCATCGCCGGGCACCAGCGCCTGCGGCAGCTCACCGCGCTGGGCCGCGCCCTGGGGCCGGTGTACTTCGCCGCCGGCATCACGACCACGGACGAAATCCGGTTCAACCAGCTTCACAACCTCACCGAGGACGGGCCCGGCCTGTGGGCGCGGGTGCCGCCGGACCCGCGCATGGGCGTGTTCGTGGACGTCCCGGCCGAGCGCATCAAAGGCGCGTTCCGCGGCCCGGACGCCGTCACGCGGGCGACCATCGGTGCCCTGATCTGCCGCTACGGGCCGTGGGGGTGCGCGGTCGCGACCCGCGACGGCCGCGTCATCGACGGCATCAACTATGCCCTGACCTGCGCGGTGATGGGCCTCCCCTGCCGCACGATCCGCGTGCCCGACCATGCCGCGCGCTGGTTGACGCGGGACTATGGCGCGTTCCGGTTCGGCCATCTGTCCGGCGACACCTGGCGCCAGTCGGCGTGCCAGCGACCCCGCCTGCGCACGGGCGGCCAACGGGCCTGCCGGTCGCGGCTGTACGAGCGGCACGTGCTGCCCCGGCTCGGGCCGGGCGAACGCCTGATCGACTTCGGCGCCGGCCAGGCGGATTACGTCCGCAGGCTCCAGGGGCGCGGCCACCCGGTGGTGTGGGTCGAGTTCTTCCCGCTCGATGGCACCCGCCTCGACCGCCCGATCGCCCATGCGTGGTGCCGCGCGGCCCTGGCCGACTGGGCGGCCCACGGTCCATTCGACGTCGTGGTGTGTGACAGCGTTTTGAACTCCGTGGACAGCGTGGCGGCCGAACGCGACGTGATGGTCACCCTCAACGCCTTGTGCCGGGTCGGCGGCCGCGTCCACGTCTCCGGCCGCACCCGCGAGCGCCTGCACGCCATGGAGCGCACCACGAAACAGGCCAACCCGAAGCAGTACCTGCACGCCGGCGCGGTCGACGCCGACGGCTTCGTGGCGCTCTACCGGGGCGACCTGGAGGCCGCCCCCACGGCCTGGACGTTCCAGAAGTTCCATGCCGCCAGCGAGGCCCGGGGCCTGATCGAGACCTTCATTGGGCCGGTCCAGCGGTTCACCCGCTCGACCACGAGCTGGCAGGCGACGGCGGTCAAGACGGTGGACCTGGACCCGGCGACCGTCGAAGCCGCCCTGCGACGGGAGTTCGACCTGCCCTGGCCGGACGGCGACCGCGTCGGGCTGGCCGAGGCGGCCGTGCAGGCGTGGCGGGAAGCCCAGGCCATCGCGGCCGACCGGCCCGCCGCACCACCGGCGGTCGTGTGAGCCGACGCCCGCGCCGACGCCCCGCTCGCCGGCATGGACGGGAGCGCTGCGTTCCGCCGCCGACCCGCTCCCCGGACCCCTGTCCGGTGTGCCAAAAGTCTGCCGATTTGTGCCAAATCCGCCGCCGCGCTACACCGGTCAGGTCCGGGTGTCAGGTCCGGGTGTCGGGGCCGGGTGTCTGGGCCAGGTGCTTGCCACGAAAGAGAAAGGGCCTCGCCGTGTCCGGCGAAGCCCTTGAAAAACTTGGTGGAGCCGAGGGGAATCGAACCCCTGACCTCTACAATGCCATTGGTGAAGTGTGCGGTTTGACGCATTCTGACGCTCATTGAGTGAGGCTGTAACAGCCTGTTATTCCACGCATATGCACATTGTTCCGCTTTGCGCTTGCCTGCGGGCCGCATCCCTGAATTGATAATGGCTGTTTACCATCTGCTTACCGACAAGCAGGGAGGCCGCCATATGCGCGTTCAGAGAATCACCAAGAAGTCAACCCTCGACCCGCTGCGGAAGGAACCGCCGGACAAGCGGCTGTTGATCTGGGAATCGGAAACCCGGGGCTTCGGGGTGCGCGTCACCGAGACCGGCAAGGTGACCTTCGTCTTCCAGTACCGCGACGCCACCGGCACCAGTAAGCGGGTAACCATCGGTGAGTTCGGGCAACCCTGGACGGTGGACATGGCCCGGGATAGGGCCGTGGACATGCAACGCGCCGTGGCGGAGGGCCGGGACCCGAGGGAAGAGAAGAGAGAGGCACGGAACGCCCTCACCATCGGTGAGGTGGTGACCCGGTACCTCGACGAAGGGCCGACCGACAAGCCCGGCAAGAAGGCGTCATCATGGACAACGGACAGGTCGAACCTGACTCGTCATGTCATGCCCCTGCTGGGGAACCGGCCGGCGCGGTCGGTCACCAAGGATGACGTCGCGCGGTGGCTGGCCGACGTGGTGGAGGGCAAGACGGCAACCGTCGAACGGACAGGCAAGGCCCGAGGGGTGGCGCGCGTCCAGGGCGGACCCGGAACCGCCGCCCGGGCACTGGCCGTCTTCGGCGCCATGATGGAATGGGCGCATGGGAAGGGCATTGTGCCCGGCAACCCGGTTGCGGAGGTGAAGCCGCCCAAGGCCAAGAAAAAGGACCGCTTCCTGTCCGAGTCGGAAGTCTCCCGGCTCAACCGGGCCATGCTGTCGCTGGTTGATGACCTGGACATGCTCCGCCCTGCATCCGCAGATTGCTTTCGATTGCTTATGCTAACAGGGTGCCGCAAGGAAGAGGTGGCTTCCCTGCGGTGGGAGTACATTGACCTTGAGCGTGGACTCTTAAATCTGCCTGATAGCAAGACAGGCGCGAAGGTGGTGGTGCTGGCACTGCCTGCGGTGGACATGCTGGCCGCCCTGCGGGAGCGGCGCACCGAGGCACCTTGGGTCTTTCCGGCCCGCCGGGGCGATGGGCCGATAGGCGGACTTCAGAAGGATTGGGAAATGGTCCGGGAATGGGCCGGGGTGGAGGGTGTCCGAATCCATGACCTTCGTCATTCCTTCGCGTCGTTCGCCGCCGCCGACGGCGCGTCCCTGCTGCTGATCGGCAAGACCCTGGGGCACCGCCGGGCAGAGACGACGCAACGCTACGCGCACTTGGCCGATGACCCTGTGCGCCAGGTCGCTAACGCCGCCGCCGGCCGAATTGCCCGCGCCCTCACTTCAAAATCGGGGGAACGCGGGGGAACACGGGGAACAGGGGGGGCGCCGAAAGGTGCCCCGGAAAAAATATTCTCGCGGAAACACGTTTCGCCCCTTGTCATGCGCGCGTCGGAACGTTATGTTGTAGACACGTTCAAAGGAGACTGACGCCGATGCTGTATCTTCTCGAGCCGGCCGGCACCTCATCACAACTGGCTGAGGTGTCCGGCGACTTCCTGCCCCCGGCAAAGCAGCGCGCATGGCTGAACCAGGGCCGTTTTTTTACGCCGGTTCCGCCGGGCCGCCCCGGCCGCGAACGCCAGTGGCCCTTGCTGGCGTTCTACGAAGCCGCACTGATCGGCGCCATTGGTCGCGCGGGGTTCGATACCGCAATCGCGCACGAAGCGTTCTCGGTGATGTTCCACCGCCTGGAAACGGAAAAGCTGACCGATGATGAGCGTATCGACATTGGCGCCGCCGCCCGCGACGCGGGCCAGGACCGTCGAGAGGCCATCATTGTCGAGGTGCTGCGCCGCTGCACGGCTGACGACATTCCCGAGTTCGGCCGCACGGCGCCGTCCGACAACCGGGATATGTGGTTCCTGACTCTGATCGGTCCCGTCGGTGAGTTCGACGGGCACCGGACCACGCTGGATGCGATCACGCTGGTTCGGGGTCCGGTCTCCCGTCTGCCCGCGATGGTGCCCACGATCCCGCCTGACATGGCGCGCCAAGGCTTTCTGGCCGTCCATATGGTGCTGGACGTGACGGCCGCCGTGCAGCGCGTACATGACGTGATCGGACCCGCCGCCGCCGTCGCCACCGCCTAACCGGGAAATCACCATGACCACTCAGGCCAACGCGCCCCCCGAGGCGCGAACCCCCGAGCTTTGCCTACCGGCCCACCTGCGCAAGCCGCGCCTGCGCCCGGACGAACTGTGCCAGTACCTCGAGTTGGCGCACGGGATCGAAATCAAGCCCTCGACGCTGGCGACGTGGCGTTGCCGGGGCGGAGGCCCGCCGTTCGTCCGCTTCAACCGGACCCCGCTCTACCCGCGCGACCTGGCCGACGCCTGGGCGGACGAAAAGCTGGGCGACCCGATCACCAGCACCAGCGAGGTGGCGTGATGAAGACGCCCGCCGATTTCGCCGCGATGAGCGATCCCGACCGCAACCGGCTGTTCCGCCGGCCCTGGCTGGACCCGGAGCGGCCCGCCCGCCGGCCGGAGCCGATCCCCGAGGATCGGTACGCCCACCTTGCCCGCCTGCTGGTGCGCGACATGAGGGCGGAGGCCGCCTGACCATGACCACCCCGCGCCCGAACACCCGCCTGGACTTCGCCGAGATCAACCGCGCTGCCCTGTCCGCGCTGCCGGCCCTGCTGTCGCGCTGGTTGCCCGACGGCCGGCGCAACGGCGTTGAATACATCGCCCGCAACCCGCGCCGCACCGACCGCCGGCCCGGATCGTTCAGCGTGAATATGCACACCGGGCGTTGGGGCGACTTCGCCACGGGCGACAAGGGCGGGGACCCGATCAGTCTGGCCGCGTACCTGCATGGTCTGCGCCAGGTCGAGGCCGCCCGCGCGCTGGCCGACATGCTGGGGATACGCCATGAATGACAGCACCGCACGGGCGTTCGCCCCCCTCACCGACGAAGAGCGCGCCACCGCGAACGACGCGCGCCCGCCGAAGGGCGACAAGACCCCGATCATCCCGGTCCCCGAGGATGCGCCGCCGATGCGCTTCCGTCATCCGGCCTGGGGTGAGCCTGTCGCCACATGGCCCTATCACGACGCGGACGGCCGCTTGATGGGCTTTGCCGCCCGGTTCCAGTTCGAGACGGACGGGCAGCCGGACAAGGACGTGTTGCCGCTCACCTATTGCGACATCGGCCAGGGCAAGCGCGCATGGCGGGCCAAGGCCATTCCGGCGCCGCGCCCGCTCTATCGCCTGCCCGACTTGGTGGCGCGACCCGATGCGCCGGTGCTGATCGTCGAGGGCGAAAAGACCGCCGACGCTGCCGCGACCCTGTTCCCGGACATGGTGGTCACCACGCCGATGGGCGGGGGCAAGGCCCCGCACCTCACCGACTGGTCACCGCTGGACGGCCGGCCGGTGACCGTCTGGCCCGATCACGACGATCCGGGCGCTGACTTCGCCGCCCGCGTGGCCGAACTGGCGATGGATGCCGGCGCCGCGTCGGCGCGCATCGTCGAGGTACCCGCCGACTTCCCCCCGAAGTGGGACCTGGCCGACGATCCGCCGGAGGGCGCCGATCTGCCCGCGCTGCTGGCCGACGCCGCGCCGTGGATGCCCCCGACCGAGGAAGACGACGGGCCGCCCGCCGACGAACCGAAGCGGCCGGGTTTCGCCGCCTATGACACCTGGACACCCTACGGCCGGCCCGGGCTGTACTTTCATGGGTTCGGCAAGGGCGATCCGCCGCCGCCGACGGACACATGGATTTGCTCGCCGATCTGGGCCGACGCGATGACCGAGGGCGCCGACGGCCGGGACCACGGGCTGTTGCTGCGGTTCACCGACCCGAAAGGCCGGACGAAGGAATGGGCCGCGCCCATGTCTCTGTTGGCCGGTGACGGCTCCGACCTTCGGCGCGAGCTTCTGGACCAAGGCGTTCGGATCGACATTCAGGCCGGCCGGACGCTGTTGCCGCGCTGGATCATGAGCCGGTTCCCCGACCGGGAAGTGATGGCCGCGACCCGGACGGGCTGGTTGTCCGACCGCTCCGCCTACATCTTGCCGCACCGCACCATCGGTGACGCGGAAGCGGTGTGGCAGGGCACCGACGCCCCCGGCACTGGCACCGCCGGCACCCTCGACGGCTGGCGCACGGAAGTTGCCACCCGCGCCGTCGGCAATCCGCTGGCCGTGCTGGCGCTGTCTGCCGCGTTCGCGGGGCCGCTGCTGGCGCGCGTGCATCGCCAGGGGGCCGGGCTCCACCTTGTCGGGGACTCCAGCACGGGCAAGTCAACGCTGCTGGATATGGCCGCGTCCGCCTGGGGGCATCCGCGCGAGTTCGGCCGGTCATGGCGCACGACGTCAAACGGGCTCGAGGCCGTGGCCGCCGCCCGGAACGACGGGCTCTTGATCCTGGATGAAATATCGGAGTGCGATCCGCGCGAAGTCGGCGCCGTGGTCTATGCGCTGGGCAATGGTGCGGGCAAGACCCGCGCGACCCGCACCGGAGGCGCCCGCCCCGTGCATCGGTGGCGCGTCGTGGCGCTGTCATCGGGGGAACGTTCCATCGCTGCCAGCATGGCGGAGGGTGGACGGCACCAGAAGGCGGGGCAGTCCGCGCGCCTGTTGGACATCCGGTGCGATGGCCGGGCGCATGGCGTCTTCGACGTGCTGAACGGCGCCCCGGACGGTCGCACGCTGTCCGACACCCTGAAGACAGCGACCGAGGATCATCATGGGCACGCCGCGCCCGCGTTCATCGAGGCGCTGTTGATCGACGGGCAGGATCATGGCGCCCTTCTGGCCGATCTTCGCGCCGAACCGGGCTTCGCGGCCGGCGCCGAGTTGGAGGGCCGGGCCGCGTCCATGCTGGCGTTGATCGCCCTGGCCGGTGAACTGGCGCGGGACTACGGCATTGTGCCCTGGCCGGAGGGCGCCGCCCTCGACGCCGCGACGCTGGCGTTCGGTCTGTGGCGGGACGGCCGCACCGAGGGCCGGCCGGAGGATGAACAGATTTTCGACGCGGTGCGCGCGTTCCTGGATCGGCACGGCGACACCCGGTTCTCGGTGGTGAGCGAGAGGGACACCATCCAGACCCGCGACCGCGCCGGCTGGTGGCGTGACGACCAACAGGGCCAGCGGACCTACCTGTTCACGTCCGACGCGCTGAAGGAAGCGGTGGCGGGGCACGACCTGACCCGCGCCCTCGACGGGCTGGATCGGGCCGGGTGGATCGTGGAGCGGGACCACGGCAAGCGGTCGAAGAAAATCCGCGTCCCGGGGCGCCCGGTCAATGTCTATGCGATCCGGCCGGAGGGATGACCGATGGCCCTGGCCGACATGCTGGCCCGCCGACGGGCCGAACGCGAGCGTGATGATACCGACGCCCTCGCCGCCGACCTGAAGGCCCGGGCGGATCACGTCTACGCGATCATGGCCTACATCGCCACGCATGGTCACGACGACGGGACAGACGAGCCGTGCGTTGAATGGGAACCGCCCGCATGACGGCGCGCCTGATCGTGACGCAGGACCGGCCGGGGGCACCGCTGATCCTGTCCGTCTATCGCCCCGACACACTCGAGCCCGCCGCCGTGGTGCCCATGACCGCGACCCGGGCCGTCGCGCTGGCCGCCGACCTGCTGGCGCTGGCGCGGCACGACATCACCGACCACCCAAAGGAGACCTGAGCCATGAGCACACCGACCTTCAACCACCGTCTGCCCCCGAACACCGTCGAGGGCGCCGAACACATTGCCCGCCGCGCCGCCAAGGGTGCCCTGACGTTCCCGGTGACGGCTGTTACCGACCCGGCGGAGCGGGCCGGGTTCTGGCGCTGGTTGCGCGAGACCATGTACATGACCGCCGTGGAAGACACCGGCGAACGGTACTGGTGCGCCATCTTCATTTGCGCCGCGATCCGCCGGGCGAAGGCGCTGGTGGCGGAGGTAGATCGGGACCCTGTTCGTCTGCTTGACCCGGACCTGTCCGACCTCATGCCCGACGAAATGCAGGCGAAGATGAAGCAGGGCTTCCGCGAGCATTTCCCGGACCTGGCCGCCGCCGGCCGGGTGGACGAAACCGGCACGACCTTCTATCCGGCCGACGCCATTGCGGCAGAGTTTGGTGTGTCGGTGGAGGACGTCGAGGCCGCCGCCGGTGACGCTCCGCAGCGTCCTGTTGGAGGGTTGAACCGGGTGCATTAGTAACGACCATCAACAGCCGTCAACGAATATCAACGACCGTCAAACTTAACTTCACGCGCGCGCGAGCCCGGACTTGCTTCCGGGCTCTTTTTCTGTCCAGGCTGGCAATGGCTGGACAGGACAACGCTATGTCATTTCTTCGTCGCATTCTCGGACTGGAAACCCGGGCGGGTTCGCTTGGCGAACTCGAGGCGCTGCTGCGCGAGGCGCACGGCACCGCTGCCGGCATTGCCGTGTCGGCCGACGCTGCGCTGGAGTATCCCGCCGTCCTGGGCGCTGTCCGGGCGATCAGTGAATCGGTCGCCATGCTGCCGTGTCACCTGTACCGCCGCGACGGTGACGACCGGCGCCGCGCCGATGACCATCCCCTCGAGCCGATCCTGTCTCGTCTGCCCTGCCCCTGGGTGACCGCGTACCAGTTCCGCGCCGACATGACGGCCGCGTTGATCCTGGACGGTCAGGCGTTCGCGCACATTGCCCGTGCCAGCGACGGCCGGGTTCTCGAGGTGGTGCCGCTGCCGCGCAAGTCGGTCACGGTCGAGACGGACGCCAGCACCTTGGAGCCGCGCTACCGCCTGAGCCTGAGCGATGGGACGCAACGCCACCTGGACCGGACGGAGGTGTTCCACCTGCGGGGCCTGGGCATCCAACCGAACACCGGCCTGTCCCTGATCCACGCCGGCCGCCATGCCATCGGCCTGGGCATCGCCCTTGAGCGTCACGCGAGCCGGATCATGGCGCGTGGTGCCCGACCGTCCGGTGTTGTCACCGCGCCGGAGGGTGTGAAGGGCGACGTTCTCGAACGCCTGAAACTGTCCCTTCAGCGGTTCCATACTGGCGACAATGCCGGCGGAACGCTGTTGCTCGAGGGCAAAGGGGCCTCTTTCACGCCGCTCACCTTCAACGCGGTGGACAGTCAGTTTCAGGAAATGCGGACGTTCCAGGTGGCGGAGGTGTCGCGCATCCTGCGGGTTCCGCTGTCCCTGCTGTCGGAAATGTCGCGGGTGACACACGCGAACGCGGAAAGTCTCGGGAGACAATTCCTGAGCCTTACACTGCTGCCGTACCTGCGCTTGTGGACCGAGACGATTTATCGGGACCTTCTGACGGAAGACGAGCGCGAAGACTACTACGCCGAACACACCACGGGCGCCCTGGAAATGGCCGATCTGGGAAGCCGGATCGACGCCTACGTCAAAGCCATTGCCGGCGGGCTCATGACCGCCGACGAGGCGCGCGGCAAAGAGAACCTGCCCCCAGAGGGTGGAGAGGCCGGCCGCCTGCGCTTCCCGCTGAACACCGGATCGGAGGGCCAGGGCGATGGCGACTGAGTACGTCGAAGTCCGGTTCGCGCCGGAGGTAGACGCCGACGCCGGCACCTTCCGAGGCACTGCCTGCCCGTATCTGGTTCTCGACAACCACAACACCGACTTCGCGCCGGGTGCCTTCGCCGCGTCGGTCGAGGAACGCCAGGCCAGCGGCGGACGGTTCCCGATCCTGCTGTTTCACGACCCCAAGCGGGTGTGCGGCGCCGTCACCGGCTTTCAGGACACGCCGGAGGCGCTGGGCATCGAAGGCCGCTTCGTCACCGAGACCGACACCGGCCGCGAAGCGCACGCGCTGGCGAAGGCCGGTGCCCTGTCCCTGTCGGTGGGGTTCCGCCGGCTCGCCGACCGGCCCCGACGCGGGGGCGGACGCACGATCACCCGGGCCGAACTGGTGGAAATCAGTTGCGTCCCGATTGCCAGCAATCCGAAGGCCCGGATCACCGAGGTTCGGGCAGACCATGCCGCCGATGGCGCGGCGCAACCGAAAGGCAAGGACATGGAAAACGAAGCCGTGACCGACGCCGCGCCGGACGAGACGCGCGGCACCGATGACGCCCCCGACCTCGAGACCCGCATGGGCGAGTTCGGGGACACCCTCACCAGCATCAAGACCACCGTCGAAGGTATGGGCAAACGCCTGGATCGTGTCGAGGCCCGCGCGGGCCGCGCTGGCGTTTCTGCTGGGACCGAAACCCGTTCCGGTGTCGAGGTGGAACACCGCGCCCTTGCCGCCCTGGCCCGGGGCGATGACAAGCCCATGATCGAACTGCGCTCCATGTGGTCGGGCAGCGACCCGGACGGCGGCTATGTCGTCATGCCGGAACTGTCCAAGACCATGACGAAGAAGCTGTTCGACGCAACCCCCATGCGCCGACTGGCCCGCGTCGAGACGATCACGCAGGGTGACGCCTGGGTGGAGCCCATCGACGCCGACGACATCGGCGCAACCTGGGTTGGCGAGCGGGAAGCTCGCGCCGACACCGACACGGCCGAACTTGGTCTGTTGACCGTCCCGCTCCGGGAAATCCAGGCGCAACAGCCGATCACGCAACGCCTGCTGGATGACAGCGGGATCAACCTTGGTCAGTGGATCGAAGGCAAGATCACCGACAAGTTCACCCGCTCCGAGGGCGCGGCGTTCATTTCCGCGACCACCACCCCGAAGCGGCCGGCCGGCCTGCTGTCCTACGCGACCGCCGCGACCGCCGACGCGACCCGCCCGTGGGGAACCATCCAGTTCGTGAAGTCCGGCGACAACGCCAAGATCACGGCGGACGGGCTGAAGAACCTGGTCTGGGCATTGCGCGCCCCGTACCGGGACGGCGCCGTGTTCCTGATGAACAGCAACACCGCGAACGCCCTGGACACCCTGACCGACACCGAGGGCCGGTACCTGTGGCGCTCGAGCATGACGGCCGGGGCGCCGAACAGCCTGCTGGGCTACCCCGTCGAGTTCGACGAAACGATGCCGGACATTTCGGGCAACGCCTTCCCCATCGCCTTCGGCAACTTCAAGCGGGCGTACCTGATCGTGGACAAGCTGGGGACCCGGTTCATCCGCGACAACCTGACCGACAAGCCGAACGTCCTGTTCTACGCCTATCGCCGCGTCGGTGGCGGGCTGGCGAACAGCGAGGCCGTGAAGCTTCAGAAGATCACGAGCTAGGGAGCCCGGACCATGAAGGACCTGCATAACAACGTCGCGGTGGTCGAGGTGCTGCCCCCGGCCGCCATGTCGGCCGACAACGTGCCCGCCGCCCTGGACCTGGCCGGCTTCCGTTCCGCCGTGCTGCTGCTGCACGTCGGGATCGGAGGCATCACCTTCACGGGCTCGAACAAAATCGAGTTCAAGCTGACGCATTCGGATGATGACGCGACCTACGAGGCCGTCACCGCCGATGACCTGGACGGCGTGGACTCGGTGGGCACTGGCGGGATCGTCCTGAGCCTGACCGAGGAACACGCGGCCGCGTCCTTGACCAAGATCGGGTACGTCGGCGAACGCCGGTATCTGAAGTTGCTGGCGGACTTCAGCGGGACGCACGGCACCGGGACGCCCATCGCGGCCGTGCTGGTGAAGGGCCACCCGCTGTCGGCTCCGGTGGCCTAACGGGCGACGGGGGGAACGAACAGCGGCGCGGACCCGCTGCGAGCCTGGATCGGTCCCCGTCGCGGGGCTCCTTTCCCCCTTGATCGCTGATCCAGGCAAGTCCGCACCGTCCGCCGGGGGTGTCCAGCCTTGCCCCCGGCGGACCCTTATTCGGAGACGAGACACGATGCCCCGCCGCGCCCCGACCGTCTGCCCGCATTGTGGAGGCACACACCCGCACGGTGTGCGCTGCCCGCGTCTGCGGGACACGAGGCCATCGGCGAGCCGGAGAGGCTACGGCACCGACTGGCGCCGACTGCGGGCGGAGTTGATGCCGGAGGGCACGCGGTGCCGCATGTGCGGGAAGCCGGCCGCGCACCTCGACCATATCCTGCCCAAGAGCCGGGGCGGGACCGATGACCCGAGCAACCTGCAACCGTTGTGTCATAAATGCCACAACAGGAAGACGGCCGCTGAACGGGAGGCCCGGACATGCTGACCATCGAAGACGCACCCGACACCGACCTGGTGACCCTGGCCTCCGTCAAGACCGCGCTGTCCGTCACCGGCACGGGTGACGACGCATGGCTTGGTGACCTGATCGACCGCGCGAGCGCGGCTGTCGTGTCGTTCTGTGGCTGGCCGATCCTGTCCGGCAGCTACTCCGAGACCATCGAGACGGACGGACGGACCCATACCATCCTGCTGTCGCGCTTCCCGGTCTCCGCTGTTACCGGCTTGACCCTCGACGGTGTGGACGTGACGGCGGACATGGACTGGAAGGTTCAGGCCGGTGGCGGGTTGACCCGGTGGAAGGACCACCGTTCCACACCCTGGCCGCGCGGTGCCGTGGTGGTCGAGTACGACGCGGGCTATGCGACCGCGCCCGATGACGTCCAGGCCGCGACCATCGAACTGGTGCGCCAGTGGTTCGACCGGAACCGAGACCCGAACATCAAGGCCACCAGCTACGCGGACACAACGTCGGTGAGTTACGTCGTCAACCCGCCTGGTCTGCCCGCCGTGGTCCGCGACCTGCTGACCCCGCATCGGCTGCCCGGGCTCCGCTGATGGGGAGGGGGGTGTTCGTATTTCGTTCGGTGGGGGCGTAGACCGACCGGGGGTCAAGCGCGAGATGCCGCCGAAAATGGGGTTTTGAGCGATGAAGGGCAGGAAACCGAAGTTGCAGGTGGTCGAAGGTGGGGCCGCTGTCCGCCGTGCGCCACCGCCGCCGGCATGGCTTCCACCTCATGCGAAGGCGGAGTGGAAGCGCGTCGCGCCACGCCTTCAGGCCCGTGGCCTGCTGAATGACGAGGCCCGCGCCACGCTCGAAAGCTACTGCGTCGCGGCCGGCATGGTGCGGGAGTGCGAAGAGACGATGGCCGCCGAGGGCCGCACGGTCGAGACCGAGCGCGGTCCCGCTGTTCATCCCGCCTTCCGCATTCAACAGGGCGCCATGCGCGAGGCCCGCTTGCTCGCCACAGAATTGAGCCTGACACCGCACCGCCAAGCCCTGAGAGGCAAGACCGATGACGACACCGACAACGGATGGGGCGGACTGGTGGACGGCTGACCAATGCCGCCCCGCCTGGTTGTTCGATGACAGCGACATTCCCGATCCTCATGGGAAGGGCGCCCGGGCCGTGGCGTTCGTCGAACGGCTGACGATCACCGAGGGGCCGCGCGCGGGGCAACCGCTCGGCAAGGTGCTGGCACCGTGGCAACGGCGCCTGATCCAGCGCATCTATGGCGACACCCTGCCCGATGGCCGGCGCCGCTTCTCCGACGTGGCCGTATGGCTGCCGCGTGGCAACGGCAAGACCACCCTCATTGCCGCGCTGGGGTTGCTCCACCTGCTGGGGCCGGAGCGCGACGCCGCCGGGCAGGTGGTGGTCGCGGCGGCTGATCGGGGGCAGGCATCCATTGGGTTCGGGCACGCGAAGCGGTATGTCGAGGCCGACAAGACCTTGAGCCGGATCGTGCGCCCGGTGGAGTCACAGAAGGAGTTGCATCACCCGAAATCGGGATCGGTCCTGAAGGCCATTTCGCATGAGAGCTACACCAAGCACGGGCTCAACGTCTCCCTGCTGATCGGTGATGAAATCCACGCATGGCCGGCGCACTCGGGCCGCGAATTGTGGCGCGTTCTCAGGACCAGCATGGGCAAGCGGGCCGATCCGCTGACCATCACGATTTCAACCGCTGGCGTCGGCCGCAACACACTGGCCTGGGATCGGTGGTCCTACTCGCATGCGGTGGCGAAGGGCGAGCGCGAAGACGAATCGTTCCTGCCCGTCATCTTCGCGGTGCCTGAACCGCCCGAGGGTGAGGACGTGCCCTGGCAGGACGAAGCCCTGTGGCACGCGCTGAACCCGGCCTTGGGCGAGTTCCTGTACCTCGACGAACTGCGCAAGCTGGCCCGCCAGGCCGCCCCGCTGCCGCATGAGGTGGAGGGGTGGCAACAATTGCATCTAAACAGATACATAGACGGCAGCGTGGCCGGATGGGTGGCGATGACCAGTTGGGATCGCGGCGCCGATCCGGTGGACCTGGACGCCCTCGAGGGCCGGCCGGCCTGGATTGGCGTTGACCTGTCCAGCACCACCGACTTGACGGCCGTGGTCCTGGCCGTGCCCGACGATGACGGCGGGGTGGACGTGGTGCCCTTCTGTTTCGTCCCGGCCGATAACATCCGCCGCCGTGCGGAGGTGGACGGGGTGCCGTATCCGAGTTGGTGCGACACCGGCCTGTTGACCGCGACACCGGGCAACGTGGTGGATTACGGCGCCGTCGAAGCCTGCATCATGGACCTGTGCGCGCGGTTCGACGTGCGCGAAATCGCAATGGACCAGTGGAACGCGACCGCGACCATCAACCGCTTGACCGAGGCCGGTCTGCCCGTGGCGACGCATCGCCAGGGGTTCTTGAGCATGTCGGCCCCGATGAAGGACACGGAACGCCTGAACCTCTCCGGGAAGATCAGGCACGGCGGACATGAGGTGCTGAGGTTCTGTGTGGGCAACGTGACGCCAGACCGCGACCCGGCCGGCAACATCAAGCCATCAAAGACCCGATCCAAGGAGCGGATCGACGCCGCGACCGCGCTCATCATGGCCGTCGGCCGCGCCGTGGCCGGTGACGGTGGCGGTTCGATCTACAACGACGAAACCGCCCGCCCGGACGGGTTCCTGATCCTCTGAGGTGACGCCATGCAACCGGACCTGAAGACCCCGTTCCGCCTGCTGGGGCAGGCCGCGACATACACCCCGAGCGCGGGTTCGGCCGTGTCGTGCAAGGCCATGCCTGTTGGCGGAGGCGAGACGTTCACGGTCGGGAGGGTGACCTTCACCGCAGACCGGCCGCTGTTCCATGTGCGCCGATCCGAGGTGACACCTGCTGTCGGTGGCGTGCTGACGGTGGACGGCACCGCGCACCCTGTCCAGGCTGTCGAGGCCGTCGAGGGAGACGCGCGCGGGCTTCTGTGGCAGGTGGTGCCCGCCTGGGGCGCACTGTACGACTGGACCACGCCGGGCAGCGGAGGCGGCTCACCGCACGATCCGCCCGACCCGAGCCTGACCTATACGGCCGCCGCGACGTCGGCCGGCTCCGGGACGCTGACCGTTCTTTCAAGCGGCTGGACCACCGGATGGGCGCGCGACGGCGATTCCCTGACGGTGGACGGCGACACCTACGAGATCACCGGCGACGTTCAGTTGTCGCTGATCGGCATGTCCTACGGGTTCGCGTCGGTGCCGATCACGCCGGCCCTGAGCGCGTCCCTGGCCGGTGGCGAGACGGTGACCTACACCCCGGCCGGGGCGAGCAACACCCGCAGCGTCCGGGCCGCAATCGCGGACTACGAGGCCAGCGAAATCATGGCCGGAATCCAGACCGGGGACCGGCGGCTGATCGTCCGGGCCGATGACATCAACCCGGCGCCTTCCACGTCCGACTTGGTGGAGATTGACGGCAGCGACTGGTCCGTTGTGAGCGTCGAGACCATCCACCAGGGCGCCGACGTGGTAGCGTGGGTGTGCCAAGTGCGGGTGTAGCCGGCTCCAGAACTAACCGGCATTCGACGCCTTGATGTTGACCCGACGAACTGCGTTTTCTGCCTTTTTCAAGGCCCGCGTTGCTGCGTCACGGGAAACCTCTTCCACGATTTGGTCCATACCGCCGGACGCGGCGATACGAACATTACGCGCAGCCCCACCGCTGACCAAAGTCCCAGACTGGGAACGAATTGGAGCACACCAGGAATCCGACATGACGACCACCTTTCTCTGTCTTTTGCCCATGGCAGAATCTCTTAAGTCGAGGGCCACGTCAATCTCTCCAACGGCGTTCAGCCCCTCGGACGGCTTCCCGATCCTATGGCCGATACAGCGCCCGTCGAAGTGACCGTGGTCCAGGTGGGCCGCGTGAACCGGGGCAGTCTGATCGCCCTGGCCGTGGCCGAAGTCACCATCGCCGAAGTGCCGATCAGATTGCAGGCCATCCCGGTTCGACGTGCCCCAGGCGGAGGGCTGATCGTCCAGGAGCCGCACACCCGGGGGCCGGGCGGGGCATGGTATCAGGCCTGCATTCTGCCGCCGGAAGTGCATTCCGCGCTGGGCTCGCTGATCCGGGCCGAACTAACCAAATGCGCTTTGGTTTTCACTCGACTAGTGGGAAACAGTCTGCGCTGCCCGGATCGGCCGGCTCTGAACTGTAAAAAAACGCGATGTTTAGTGCGAGAACCGGAATATGGTAAAAAGACAAAGCCCCGCACCAAACAAAGCAAACAAAATACCAGGCGCCAACGCCTCAAGCTTAACAGAGTTCCCGCCAGACGTAACGCCGAATCGGAAATCCCCAGTTGCACCTTTTACAAACAAAAAGTAACCCAAATTTATTGAGAGCCCGCCAACAGCGATTGCAAGCGCCCCTAATACAATGCTTATCCATGCTCCGTCCATAAACACCCCCCAAAGGCAGCCTTAAGCGCCGCGACCTTTTGGTTAAGGGCGCCTTGCCCCCCTTTCTAAGTTGTAGGCCCTACAGACTTTCCAAGGTCATCCTGCGGCAGATACTCCCTATCTGTCAACCACGCTTTCAGGATGTGTATGCGTTCAACCAGGGACGAGACCGAAAGGTCATCGTCTACCGCCTGACCATCTGGGGAAATCCCCAGATACCCGCCCGCCCCTGGGGTGACCTGGGGGCGGGTCTTGCGTTCTGTTCCCCGTGTTCCCCCATGTTCCCCGGCCGGGGGAACAGGTTTTCACCAATAAAAACAACGCTGTACCCTCTGTTCCCCGTGTTCCCCCGGGGAACAACAAGGGGGAACCTGGAAACGACGGGGGAACACACGCGCGGGGCAGGTGACCGCAGCGACCCCGGCCTTCCTGAATCCGCGCCCGAAACTTCCTATAGACTTCCTGGAAAGCAACAAGGGGCCAGCCCATCCAGGCTAACCCCTTGTTTTCATTGGTGGAGCCGAGGGGAATCGAACCCCTGACCTCAGCAGTGCGATTGCTGCGCTCTCCCAACTGAGCTACGGCCCCGACTGTATTCCGCAGCGCCCGGACCGGTGGGCCCAGCGCCGCGGAGAGGCAGGACCATGCTGCGCGTCGGGCGCAAAGTCAAGAGCGGATTTCGGCGCCGCGCACGGCTGGTCGCTGGGCCTCCGGCGCAATTTTTCCCTTTGCAAAACGGCTCGGCCTGCATAAATACATCGAACAACCGTTCTGAAAATATTTCCACACCAAGACGCCGGAGTTTTGTCATGGATACCTCTGCCGCCACCGCGACCGGCGCCACCTTCCGCGGGCGCGTCTACGACAGCATCACCGACACCGTCGGTGCGACGCCGCTGGTCCGCCTGAAGCGGTTCGCCGCCGCCCACGACGCCAAGGCCGACATCATCGGCAAGTGCGAGTTCTTCAACCCGCTGGCCTCGGTCAAGGATCGCATCGGCGTCTCGATGATCGAGGCCGCCGAGGCCGACGGCCGCCTCAAGCCGGGGGCGACGCTGGTCGAGCCCACGTCGGGCAACACCGGCATCGCGCTGGCCTTCGTCTGCGCCGCCAAGGGCTATCGTCTGATCCTGACCATGCCGGAGAGCATGTCGGTGGAGCGCCGCAAGATGCTCAAGCTGCTGGGCGCCGAACTGGACCTGACACCGCCCGAGAAGGGCATGAACGGGGCCGTGACGCGCGCCCAGGAGCTGGTCGAGAGCATCCCGGGTGCGGTCATGCTGCAGCAGTTCCAGAATCCGGCCAATCCGGAGGTTCACCGCCATACGACCGCGGAGGAAATCTGGGCCGATACCGGCGGTGCGGTCGACGTCGTGGTGTCCGGCATCGGCACCGGCGGCACCATCACCGGCGTCGGCGAGGTCCTGAAGGCGCGCAAGCCCGACCTGAAGATGATCGCGGTGGAGCCGGAGGACAGCCCGATCCTGTCGGGCGGCAAGCCCGGGCCGCACAAGATTCAGGGCATCGGCGCCAACTTCGTGCCCGACATTCTGAACACCGGCATCTACGACGAGGTGCTCGGCATCGGCAACGAGACCGCGTTCGCGACCGCCCGCGCGGTCGCCAAGCTGGAGGGGCTGCCGGTCGGCATCTCGTCCGGCGCGGCACTGGCGGCGGCGGCTGAGGTCGCCAAGCGCGACGCCATGGCGGGCAAGCAGATCGTCGTCATCCTGCCGTCCTTCGCCGAGCGCTACCTGTCCACGGCGCTGTTCGAAGGGCTGTAGGGCGCGCCCGAGAAAGGGTTGCCGGCGGCCCCGGCGGCGGGTAGAGCGGGAGCGTCTCCGCTGCCGCCGAAGGGGTCCGCCATGGCATTGAAGGTCGTTGTCATCCCGGTCACACCGTTCCAGCAGAACTGTTCCCTGATCTGGGACGACGCGACGATGACCGGTGCGCTCGTCGACCCGGGCGGCGAGCCGGAGCGGCTGCTGGCGGCCGCCGCCGAGCGCGGCGTGACGATCGAGACGATCCTGCTCACCCACGGCCACCTCGACCACATCGGCGCCGCCGGCGCCCTGGCGGCGCGTCTCGGCGTGCCGATCGAGGGACCGCAGAAGGACGAGGCGTTCTGGATCGACCAGCTCGGGGCGCAGGCGCGCATGTTCGGCTGGCCCGAAACCCCGGCGCCGGTGGTGCCGGACCGCTGGCTGGAGGCCGGCGACACCGTGACCGTGGGCGGGCTGTCGTTCGATGTGCTCCATTGCCCCGGCCACACCCCGGGCCACATCGTGTTCGTACAGCCCGAGGCGCGCGTCGCCTTCGTCGGTGACGTGTTGTTCGCCGGCTCGGTCGGGCGCACCGACTTCCCGCGCTCCGATCCGGCGGCGCTGATCCGCGCCATCAAGGACGGGCTGCTGCCGCTGGGCGACGACATCACCTTCGTGCCGGGCCATGGCCCGGCCTCGACCTTCGGCCACGAGCGCCAGACCAACCCGTTCCTGCGGTAGCGCGCCCGCTCGTCCGGTCGCGCGGCACCGACAGATCCCGGTGTTCCAGGGTGAACCGAAAAAAAAGGTTCATGACGGAAAATCGGGGAGGGGCGGACAACGGGACGGTCTGACACACTGGTAGTTGCGACACGACACAGACTGCCAGGGAGGCC